TTTTTAGTATATAATTAATTGTTTGTTTTAATTTTTCTTTCTAGTTGCTTGGCTAAGAATAAATCATCTGCCTTGCGTTGTTCTGTTGCTGCATTCTTAGCCGCTTCGATTTCAGCCTTTAAATTTTGTACCGACCTACCCATTACTGAAGTATCAGCATATGCAGGGAAAGTCACAGGCGAAACATCATATAACTCTTGGAACTTAAGTATAGTTCTTTTGCAAACTTCCTTATCAGTCTCCTCGTTATTATACATCTCAACTTTATCTTCTTTTACTTTAAATGCAAATGAAGATTGAGATATATCGCCACGACTAATGGACTTATATAAGTCTGAGTGAGCCATGATAGTATTATCTAACATGCATTCATAGAATAACCCTGACTCATCAACTCCATAGGTCAATGTGCCTGCTGCTGACCTACCAAGTATTTGATTTGAATCGTGGTTAAATAAACATCTCACATCATTCTCAAGCACATCATCAAATGCACCTTTAGCAATTACTTCTTCGTAGCTTTCGTTAGCATTTTCATATAGGATTGTAGGTACTTCTGTCAATGCTGCATATCCTTTAATATAAACACTTGATTCAGGCTCTCCATCTTGTGCTGCCCTTGTTTCAAATGGTTTTTTAGAGGTTAAAAAGAATCTTCTTTCTGCTCCGTTTATGCTTAATATATAATCTTTCTCCATTGGTTAATTTTTTGTTGCTGCTTTCGGCTCTGGTGTTTTAGTTGGGTCTGTAGTGTTAGTTGATTCAACTCTAGGAGGTGGTATTAATTGCCCATCTTCTCCAATGATTGCCATATTCAAAGGTTTGTAAAGTGAATCTCCACCCTCTACTCTGTTTAAATTCTCCGCACTTCTAACCTCATTTATTGATACCACCCCATCAGTAAGTAAGGTATGCCAAAAAGCAGCTCTAGCTTGTTGGTTTCCTCTCAATAATTCACTCACATTGATATTAATATAGTGGTCTTTTTGTTGTGCCTCAGTCAATAGCTTTGACTTGAACTCCATCTCAATCTTTGTTATCCAAGGTTGTAACGTGTCAACGATATAATCTATATTTTGCTCCTCAATATTTGAGAATGTTGCTTTGTCTAAATCTTGTATCTTGTGTAATGGTATTCTTAATACCCTTGCAATCTCAACTACTGAATACTTCCTACTATCTAATACTTGAGCTTGCTCTGCATTAATCGTTATTGGATTGTATTTAGTACCTCCTTCTAATATAGGTGTATGCCCTGAGTTCCTTGCACCTGCCCAATTGCGAATTGAATCTGATAGCCTCTTATATGCAGGCTCATCAAGTGTGCCTTCAACAGTTAAAGTACCGCCTAAATTAGTACCATTTTTATAGAATGAATTAGCAAAATCTTGAGATGCCATTGCACCTCCGTAAACATTGGATAGATAAACCAATAATGGAATGCCTGCAATCGAATCAAGACTAATCCCTTTTAAATGTATGATGTCATCAGATGAATAAAACCCTTCCTCCATCCAATAACCTAAGAAATTATTACCTAATACTTGATAAGTAATAGTGTCATCTTGGCTAACCCATATAGTTATAGACTCAGGGGCTACTAATTTAAGTCCTATAGGTTGGTAATATGCATCTCTAATAATATATGCGTATGCGTTACCCTTTAATATTGCTTGACTCAGTAGTGAGCTTATCAAATCAAATGGTATCAACCCTCGCATAGGTCTTACCTTTAACAAATATGCCACCTTAGATTCTTCAATACTTAACTCATGCTTATCGCCATCAGGGTCTTGTTTAAATACTCCGATTGGTAACTTGGCTACATCCTCTGAGATGTTTCTAACTGTGGCATAAACTGCTGATAATCTTAGTGCGGTTTGCTGAGATACAGTATTACCTGCATCAGAAATTGATGAAAAAATATTAGTCGGTTGGCCGATAGAGTTAAGTGGCATCTTAGTCGATGCCCTTTCCTCGTGTGCTTTGCCAAAATTAAAAGAGTATTTACCGATGCGAATTTCCACGCACCAATATTAATATGTTAAAATGTTTTAAGATTATACAACAATATTGTATTAGTAATTTAATAATTTAAACACCCATATAATTGTGTTCTGATTTGTAGTAGTTTATTATTAAAATTCTAAATTTGTGGGAGTCTTTAAGAAATTAAGGGCTCTTTTTTTATAATTTTATATTATGATTTGCGGCTGCTGAAGTTTTAAATGAGTTGTAACTTGCAAATTTTCTACTACCAAATAACCTTTCATGCTGATTTTCGGCAAAGTTATACGCATCAATTATGGTGCAATTATGCTCACTCTTATATTCTCTAATTACACTGGCAAAAGTTTCAAGATTATTTTTAAACTTTAATACTTCTGACTTGTATGGCTTCTGATTTGTGATGTATTTTATCATAGGTTTATTCATTACGTTCTCTTAGTAATTTACTCAAGTCACTTTCATCATCCTCATCTGATTTAGGTTTAGCAATTCGTCCTCTGTCTGATGGAGTCATTCCAAACTTAGCACTCAATTGATTAAAGATATTAAAGGCATCCATGTAGATTTGATGATATGGACTTTTCTTTTCTGAACTTCCATCTCTAGTTGTGATTAAGTGAGTGAGTCCTTCTGTCCGTATCTTTTCATCACACATCTCCATTGTTGCGCGTGACTTGGCAAGTAACTCAAGTGAGTAAAGGTCTGACTCTTTTAATACTCCTGTTGGCTCAAGTATATTATACATTGAATCAAACCACTTTTGCTCTAGCTCAGTCATAGTGGATATTGATTTAGTAGCATCTAATTCAGCTGCTTCAAATCCTTTATCAGCATCTCGGCTTTTTCTTAATGTGCCTTTGTTTTGCTTTGTTTCAAGCGGCAATTTGTATCTTCCTTTTCCCATTTATATAAATCTTATATCTCTGTTATTGTAAATTGATTTTTTTGTATAGTCCTTTAACTCATCACTCATCATCTCGCCTACTGCCATAATTGATGATATGACTGCATCTATCTTACCTCCTTCTCTGCCTCTTACTATCTTAACTTCATCCCCTTGGTTTTCTTTTACCTTTGCATTTGACATCATCCACCTCATTGATGGGCTGCCATCGTGCCTAATCTTTTTAGATATTACAAGTCTTTCAATTTCTTTGATAGGTTGTGACATCATTGATGCAGTTTGAGCGTATGCACTTGCGTTAATGCCTTGCTCATTCAAATGGTTTGGCATTGTACCTGCATACCTTCTATCAAATGCTAGGGCTTGACATTTAAACTTCTTTAGTTCTTTGATTATATCTTCTTCAATCTTATCAAAGTGAGTTACGTTTCCATCAGTAAAGTCTATCCATCCATCATTTGCCCAATTCAATATAAATGGTTGTGATTGCTTAGCTAATTCAACCGCATTATCTTCTGGGCACCACATCTTAACCTTTAAATAAAAGTTGCCATCAGGTAATTTAAACACCATAGATAGAGCTGAGAAGTCTCTAGTTTCTGCAAGGTCTAATCCTGCCCACATTGGTAGGTCTTTCAAATCTTCATCGCTCATTTTATCTTCGCAGTCCATCCATTGCTCATCTGTAATCCACCCCTTACCGCCAAATGTCCATACGTTTAAATCTAATTGTTTAAATACATTTACCTTACTTGCTCTGTTGGTTGCCTCTTGATATTCTGAATACATATAATCCCACTTTTTACTTACTCCCAAATTAGGATTTGCTTTTCGCCAGGTTGCAGGTAAAGTCCAATCATCGCCCTCATCAATACTATATTTAATACCCATCCACCCATCATCTTCTTTAATACCTTGCAATATTTCTTCAGTCATTTTTGAATGTTCATAGCAAATAGAATCTAACCTTTTGCCTGCGGTGGTTATCTCAAATATCAATGGGTTTCTTCTCGCACCTATCGCAGTTGTGAGCAAATCAATTATACCACTATTTGACATTTCATGCACCTCATCACATATTGCACAATGTGGATTTAGTCCACTCATCTTGTCTGAGTCTGCTGATAATGGAGTCATAAAACCAAACTTGCCATTAGCAAATAAAACCCTATTAGATGACCGTTGAATTGTTAGGTGGCTTGAAAGTTCAGTATTAAATCTAATCATTGATGCTGCCTCATCATAACATAATCGAGCTTGGTCTTTTTTAGTTGCAGCAAAGTACACCTCTGGTCCTTCTTCTCTATCCATTATGTACATATAAAGAGCTAATGCTGCTGCCATTGTGGTTTTACCATTCTTTCGAGGTATCTCTATATAAACCTTTTTAAACCTCCTGACTAGCTTACCTGCTTCATTGGTCTTATAGAATCCAAATATGTTAGCAATGATAAACTTCTGCCACCTTTGTAATACTAATTTTTGACCGCCAAACTCCCCTTTAGATTGCTTTAATAGTTGGATGAAGTTAATAACTAAATCAACCTTTGACTCATCAAACTTTAAATCCTTTCTTTGCTTGTCGTTTAAGTATCGTTTGCAAGCAAGCACTACCCAATTACATGCAGGCTCTCTACCTGCAATTACATCTATTGCATAGCTATCATACTCTTTTATTTCTATTATCTTAACCATTATTTACCAACTACTTTTTTATAAAGTTCAATTCTTTTGTCATTGAGTTCTGATAGGTTGTAGTTTTCATGTATCAGTTGCTTACTCCAAATGTAATGACCTTTATAATCATGTTCTATATTAAAGTCAATCATTGATATTTGCTTATCTTTAAACTCCCCTACTTGATTACCAACACACACACCACCTGCTAATGTCGCTTCAATCCATGCTATGTTTGATTTGGCTCGGTTGAACTCATCATCAACTAACGTGCAAAGTATGTGAGCTATATTTGAGGTTTGAAGTAATCTGAAGTATCTAACTAAATCTTCTCCAGCAAAAAACTTACTATTTTTAATGTCCAATCTTGGCGAACCTTGAACACAGTCATGCCCCCAAAATTCAATTTGCTGAACTTGTTTTGCAACTGATTCGTAAAAAGATGCAAACTGCCTGACATCATCTATGTGAGTTGATGAACCTCTCCAAATTGTCTTACCTGCCTTGTTATAAGGTTGAATCTTGTACTTAGTTAAGTCAATACCATTGTTAATTACGTTGCATTTAATACCAAGTTTATTCTCAATGTAGTTACCTAGTGCTTTAGTTGATACAGTTATAGCGGTTGCACCCTTCATCATTTTCTCCATCGTGCCTAATATTTTAGGATTGTATGTTGATTTAATTGCTGAGTGACTTGGTATCTCCCAAAAATTATCATCCAAATCATAGACATAAGGGATGCCAAGTTGAGTAATGTAGTCAGCTAACTGAACTGCGTTACCTAATGCCCTTTGGAATATAACTAAATCGTATTTAATTAAATGCTTCCAAGATACTTTTACTAAATCTTCGTAGCAATCAAACTCAATATCTGACCGCTTCATTATATCTCCATAAACACCCCAGGCCCTATACCACGAGGTAGGGTCTGTTGGCATTGCACAGACTGCTAGTATTTTTAATTTTGTCATGCTATTAATTTAATTTGTCCGTTAAAAAATATTACCGCAGTTAGTATTTTATTTTTCATTTTAAATTTGTTTTTAAAGTTGTTGGTATTGCGTAAGGTTGGTGGGTGTAGCTCAACCCTGACTTAGTAATAAGCCATAAGCCATCAAGATAGACAGTTGTAAACCCACATTTACAATTCGATTGAGGTTTGATTGCTACTTTTTCATTGCACTTCTGACACATAGTAGAGTTGTAATTTATTGGAGTCATTAATATCTAAATTTACTTTTGTTAATTTGTCCCTTTTCAATCTCATTTATGCGATTAAGTATTTCATCTGCTGACTTAACTCGCCTTACCTTATTGTTTTTATATGATTT